CAAAGTTTCGGTAGGCGTAGATGAACGCTGCGGTCAACGCTCCGATCACGATGACAGCGATACCGATCGGATTGAGCAACATGCCGATGAGGGTGACCAACTTGCCGATCACCAACAGAGCAGGTCCGACGGCTGCGACAACACCAGCGGTGATGGTGGCCATCTTCAACAACTCCGGATCCACTGACGCAAGATTCTGAGTGAGCACCGTTGTTTGTTCGGCAAGATTCGTCATGGACGCCAACAGTCCTGCGTCACCGATGGCGATCATCAGACCTTCGGCAGCGGACTTCAACTCGGTCATCGCACCGTTGAAGCCCTCCATCTGGATGGACGCAACTTCCTCGGCGGTACCGCCAGCGTTCTCCAAATCGGTGGTCAGATCGGCAAGAGCCTCAGAGCCTTGCGAAACGAGAGCCATCATCGCAGGACCGGCACGCTGACCGAAGATCTCCATCATGTCGGCGGTGCTCGCACCAGACGTTTCCAACTGGCGAACGATCTCCTCCATCGACACCAGATTGCCCTCAGCATCTAGGACGTTGAGTCCCAGTTCCTGCATGATGTCTTTCGCCTCGTTGGAAGGCGTCAACAGTCGGGTGATGGCACCACGCAACGACGTGCCAGCCATCGACCCTTGAATACCGGCGTTGCCCATGAGACCGATCGCAGCAGCAGCCTCCTCAAACTGGATGCCTGCTGCCGACGCAACCGGACCGGCATACACAAACGACTCACCGAGCATTTCCAACGTCGTGTTCGTTGACGTGAACGTCTTGACGAGCGCATCGTTCGCAGCAGCCAAATCCTCAACTTGGACGCCATAACCCGACATGATGTTCGACGTGATGTCGGCTGCGGTGCCGAGATCGATCTGGGCTGCTGCTGCCAGATTCAACGTGTTCGGCATCGCCCCCAGAATCTCGTCAACGTCGAAACCTGCCATTGCGAGGAAACCCATCGCATCAGCAGCCTGCGTCGCCGAGAACTGGGTGGTGCGACCCAACATCTTCGCCTGTTCACGCAACGCTTCAAAGTCGTCACCGGTTGCGCCACTGACCGCACGCACACGGTTCATTCCGGCTTCAAAGTTGCCTGAGGTGGCGATGATCGCTGCACCCATCCCGACGATCGGGACAGTCAGGTTCCGGGTGAGTGTCTGCCCTGCCGACGAGATCCCCGACCCAGCCTTTTTGATCGTGTCGGCGAGACCCTTGAACTCACGTTCAGCCTGACGAATGCCCTTGTCGTTGAACGACGATGTGATTGGGATGTTCGGTTGATTCGCCATCTCAGTTGCCCAGTTCCCTGTTCAGTCTCCTCGCAACTTTATCCAACGCACGGTTGATGTTCCGGATGACCGAACGCTTCTCCGCAACATACGCAGGGAACAGGACACGAGAGTATTTGGAACCCTTTATGTAGTCGAATCCGAGTCCTGCCTGCGCCAACGAGAACGCAAGACGGTTCTGTCCTTTGCCCTGTCCACTTTTTCGACCAGCCCAGTCGTAGACCGATCCGGCAGGATTCTTCGACTTGAACACCAGCAACGGAATGATCTTCTCACCGCTCTGACGACGGATACCGCTACGCCCCAACAAAACTTTGTAACTGGATGACGACTGGCTCGTCCACTTCAACCGTCCCCATGTCTCACCCCAGTTCGACAACGGAGGTTCACGAGTTGAAGCAATCGACCGGGCACGTCCCTCCAACGGTGCAGCCAACTGTTTGATATCCGAACGGATCTGGGTGGCTACCTCTTTGTCATAGTTGGCAAGTTTCCTCAGCAACTGTCGGTCGTTGACCAACTTGCCTTGAATCTCCAACCCACCAGTAGACAACTGGCGAGATGACAAACCGATTGCCACTACTTTCTCCGTTTCGCCTCTTTCGCACGATCTTGCATGTACGCCATTATCGCACGCAACATGTGACTGTCTGCCATCAACGATTCAGGTGGCAGACCAGTCTCAACAGAGATGGAAGCAATCAGATATGTCAGGCTGTCCCGTCTAAAGGGCGATCACCCTCGTTGACGACGTTGACCGACACAACCTTGTTCAACCATTCGTCAAACGGTTTCACAACCTTGCCAGCCATATGCATCGACTTCCATGCGAGCCAATACATGTGCTCCATCTTGGCTTCCTGTTCAAACGCCTTCCCGATACCGGTTTTGAAGTTGCGTTCAAACTCCACCTGCACCTTCGGCGTCACCGAGAACTCTCCCTCAGAGCCGTCCTCGGTGACGACCTCCAACTTCATTGCAATCATGGGCAGTACCTTTCAGGTTTGATTACGACGTGGCGGTGGTGATGCTACCGGACACCGGCCAAGTGACCGAAGCCGAAGCGAGTTCACCGACCGACCCGTTCAGCAGAGGCCACTCGGTGACGAGCACCGTCATGGAGAACGACGGGTTCGTGGCCGAGGTGGTCTCGTTCACCGGCTTGACAGTCACGGTCGTGGTCGAACCCACGAGATCGGCGATGGTGCCGAAAACCTGACTGGATGCGAAGTCCTCGTGGAAGTCCAGCGAAACCGAGTGGTCGCCGAGACCGGCAATCCGAGTGACAGCGGTGTCACCGAAAGCGGTGGTGGCCACCTCAGCGTAGGACTCGCTCACGGTGACTGACCCAATGTGCGAACTGAGATCCACACTGTTGACCGTGATCTCTGGGTTGGTCAGAACAAACTTTGCCATGTTAGGTCACTTCTCCTCATCAGAAGTTTCTGGGGTTTCTTCGGCCTCAACAGCCTTTGTCGGGGCCGACTTCACGGCCTTCACCGGGGCGAGATGTCCCGATGACACCAAGTGTGCCACATTCACACCTTGCAAATCGTCATCGTCAAGGCTTCCACCCGGCATGACGCCAGCAACCTTGTGAGGACCAACCACTTTGAACTTTGCCATGTCTGACTCCTATGCGTGAATCCTACACCGAAAATCTGCTGCCAAATAGTTAGCGTCAGCCTGCGAGATCATCCGCACGTTATCGGCACGTTCAATGAGCAGAGTTTGAACTGCACCACCCAACGTCCGGTCGGCTTCAATCGCCTGCCGAATCGACAGATCACCAGAGTATCCCAAATACTGGTAGAGGCTTCTCTGGTTCGCACGATCCGAGTTCCTGCCGACCACCACCGTGATGATGTAGGTGTGTTCAGCGTTCCCACCGGCAAACCCGTTCCAGTATTCGATTGAGTCTGGGAACACGAAAGCGCACGGTGGTGCGAACACGTCTGGCACATGGTCGAACACTCGGAGACCGGTGATGGTCGCCAACCGTGTTTCCAGCCCGTCAGCGATCTGGGCGAGCGTTGCTGCCATCAGGCAACCTGCACCTGTTCACGTCGGTAGGGGGCAAGCAGAGCCATCGCCACCGGATGCATCGCCTGACGCAACCGCATGATGCCGATGTCACCAAATCCGGCGATGCCCAACGGAGCCTCAGCCGATTTGAACACGGACACACCTTGAATCAACGCTGCCTCAGTGACCGGTTGCGGAACGTAGAGAGCAGCATCAGCCGGATTCGCCCAACCCCAACGAGCAGTCACCTGCACCAATGCCTGCCCATAATCGAACGGAAACTCACGAGCCTTGATTGCACGAATCCGGGTGTATGGCCAATCCTGCCCACCCAACTTTCCGTTCAACGGCTCCAACTGATAATCGGTCGAAGCCCACGTCGTTTCAAACGTCCCGTCAGCATCCTCATCGGTTTTCACGATCAGACCGGTGGCAGTGGAGATGTCGTCAACTTCGATCATCCACGGAGTCGAAGCAACCAACGTCCGTGCGCTCACCGCTGCCTGTTGCACGAAATGACGGTTGCAGTACGCCTGAATCATCTGGGTCGCTGCGTCAGCAGCCATCGTCAACCGGTTGTCATCAGTCGTATCAGCAGTGGCGATCCCCAAAACCTCTTTGAGATCGTCCTCTGTCACTAGCCGGTCAGTTAGATGCGCCATCATTCCACCTCAGGTTTGTACGCCACGCACCGGATGTCTGCCGGTCGGCGTTGTACGTCCACACGATAGCGCACGAACCCTGCGCCATTGAGCCAGTCCGTCAGATCATCCGGATGGATGTTGGCGTAATGCTCGCCGGGTTGCAGACCTTTTCCGTCGATAGCGGAATGAGTTGGACGACCGGGACCGGCAGCAGTCATCACGAACATGCCTCCGGGTTTCAACATGTCGAACACTTGGAACACCACATCACGGGCACGAGGAGTGTGCTCCAACATTTCTGTGGACACCACACAGTCCACCGGTTCATCTGGCAGATAGTCGGCTGCGTCACACACCACATCAACACCTTCACCGTCACCAATATCGACCCCGATGTAGATGTCACAGTCGAACAACCATTGCACCGATCCATTCACGTCACGGGCACCTAACTCCACGACAGAACCGAACGTCATTCCGTCAATAGAATCTGCAACCCATCTCAATGCTTGCTCATGCATTAGTGAACCTTCCTGATCTTGTGAACCACAACTGGCGATCAATCTCGGTGGTTGATTGCCCTATCCGGTACACCTCATCATCAGCACCCTTGTTGAACACCGGATGCAAATGTTCGATGACTGCTCGTGCAGCAAACCGAAACTGGCCAGCGTTCCGAGCAACAGCAGTCCACTCGTTGTCCACATACCAATGACCGTACCCTTCATGACACACCGTGCCTGAACCATCCCATGACGCACCATGCGAATCCAACCACCATCTGGCAATCATCGGATGTGTCGCATGACTCCCTTGCATCACTGACCGGTTGCCCAGATCGTTCGTGGACACGAACGCACCAGATCTGCCAACCTCCAACGCTTCCTCAGCCCAACCCGGATGGAAACGCACATCGTCACCGATGAACAGACACCACGGTTCGTCAGTTTCCCGATAGCCAAGATTGCATTTCGTGGCGAACGTCCGTGAGTCCGAATAGTTGACGATCATCTGACAGTCCGGGTTTGACATGACGGCTTCCATCTCTGATTCGTCGTCATGATCCACGACAAGGTAGATGTCTGCGAGATCGGTGGATTCTCGGAGCGAGCCGACGAGCCGTTCAACGTGTTCTGGTCGTCGCATGACAGGAACGATGACAGCGATGTCACGCATCTGGGATCGGACCCAATCGGTCATAGAAGCGTTCATCTAGCCACATGTGTTTGAAATGAGTCGTCTTGATTCCGGTGTGGACATGCACCGGAATTTCTAGGGCGTTGGCACGGGTGCAGATTGACAGATCTTCACTGATCCATGTGCCGGTGGTGTGATTGAAGATCGGCGAATACCATGATGGTCCGTACTCGGCTTCAATCTTTTTGAACACCGATTTGTGGATCAGCACGAACGCTGAGCCGGTGCCAGCACACTGCACCAACTGGTCACGCTCATATTCCATCCGCACTTTGAAGCCGTGTTGTTCACCGTTGTCGAACCAGTCGAAGATCGTTGGTCCGGGTTCGATGAGGAAACCTCCAACACCATCGACACCGACTTCACGGTTCATGAAGCAGAGTCCACCGACGATCGGTGCCCGTTCTGGGTGGGCGACTTCCATCAACCTGTCGATGGCGTTGGCTTCAAACCCCATGTCAGTATCGATCCACAACAACCAATCGACGTGTGGCATGTCGTGGGTGAACTGGCGTGCAGTGTCGTTGCGTGCTTGGACGATGCCACCGGTCCCGTATTTGGTTGCGAGCCAACCTCCACCGATCACCCTCTGGTTGTGTGCCACGTCATAGGCGATCATTGACATGAGTGACTGATGCCATGAGTGGGCGACTTCGGTGCTGTGGACGTAGGCCACGCACACTTTGTCGGGTGGTCGTTGGGGGAACTCTCCGGGTTTGCCTTTCACGACTCGCTGACGGGAGCAGTTGTGGTGTCGGTCTTGCGTGGGCGACCAGCCTTCCGCTTTTCGCCGGGTGCCGACGTTGCCTGCTCCACGGTGCGTTCCTGTCTGTCGCCGGATTCCAACGGACGGAACAGGTCGGGTCGGAAGATCACGAACGGATCTTTGGCATCCCAGACGACACCTTCGGTGAGTCTGACTCGGACACCGTTCTGGTCGGCGGTGGTGCAGTTTGCTGCTGCAACGACGTGTGCCATGTTGATTGTCTCCTGTTGGCAGTTGTTGGGCAGGTGCCCAACCCGACATGACTGCCCACATGCCGGGTTGGGCGAACACATTTCCAGTCAGGCTATCACGCCTCCCTGACGTGAATCACACGGGCACGGTAGCCGTAGTCACGCTCATACTGGGCTTCCAACTGGGCTTGGTGACCCCAAGCGTGCTCTGCACTGATGGTGTAGACCGACTCGTTGTAGATGCGCCGGTCGCAACGGATCTTGACGATGAACTCACGGGTCTTGTTGGTGGTGGTGTTGGTGGTCATGTTGGTTTCTCCTTTTGGTTGTTGGTCCCGTCAGTGAATGACGAAACCATCCTTCTCAGCAGTGGTGATGATCCGCTGACGACGTGGGCAGAAGTAGCCTGCGCCAGTCCAGCCGTCGCCAGCGTCCCAAGTAACTCGGACGCTGCTACCGCTGCGCTTGTTGGCAGCGAGAGCCTTTTGCGCCTCGGCGTAGGAAGCGTGGGTGAAAGCGATGGACTGGGACATGGTGACCTCCTCGGTCGGGTTGGTGGACTGGTTGAACTCCATGAGCACATTCTAAGCACAATCCCGTAGGGCTTGCAACTCATTTCTCAGATTTCTTTGGGAACGAAAAAGGTCGGGTGCCGAAGCACCCGACCCTTCTCTGATGTGTACCGGCGTCGCCGGTCAGAATCACTGGTTCTGCAGGAGGCGGAACCCGAGATCGTTGACCGAATCGAAACCGTGACGGGCGGTGGCGAACCATCCACGCTGACCAGTCGGACGACCATTGCTGGTGCCGAACAGGTGAGGGATGAGTTCCACACTCATACCGGCACGCTGCGCCACGACGAAGTTGGAGAAGTCACCAACAACGAGGATGTTCGCAGCACCGGTCGTCCCGGTGAACTCCGGAGCGTAGTCGGTGGTCCGGATCGGACGACCGAACAGGGTGCCGATTCCACCAGCGGACAGGTCCACCGTGTAGTAGGCAGAGTCAGCACCAGCAGCGAAGGTGCGGATCTCATTCTCCACGTCGGTGTTCATGATCCAAGTGGCGTTGGCACGGTAACGCTCGGGGAGCGACTTCCACGCCTTCAACACGTCCACCGCACCGAAGGCACCGTCAGTGGTGACGACGACTTCGACGTTGGTGTTGGCGTCAAGGGCGGTGAACACACCGGTGGGCTGCGATGAGCCGGAACCGGTGATCGTCTGCTGGGCAACGAGGTCGATGTAACCCTGATCCAGCAGGCGACGCATCTCCGCAGCGAACGCCGGGTAGTCATCGCCAACCTCAACCGAGTAGGGGATGAAGCCACGAGCGGTGTACACCGGGATCGTCGGCTGGGTGAGGGTCGGGCTGTCGTCCGAAACCTCAGCAGCCTCAGCGTCATACGACCACGACATGCCGGTGCTCGCAACACCCTTCCACTCGTCGGTGGTGACGGTGACGACACGGGCGAGGTCCAGAACCGGAGCAGCGGACGCACCGCTGGTCAGGATGATGGACGGGTCGATGAGGACCGGGATGCCGTAACCACCGGCACCGTCGGATCCTTCCGACATCGCACGGAACTCGTCAAGGGCACGAGCCTCATCCGAGGTGAACGCCGGAGACTGGTGCATGACACCCTTCATGAACGCCGAGCGGTAGGCGTCATTCTCGGTGAGCACGAGTCGCTTGGCGATCTGGGTGCCGTCGCAGTTTCCGTTCCGGCTGCGGACGAGCATGTCAACATGGTCGCCGTTCCGGGCAGGGAGGTTCTTGCCGTCACGGTCGATGATCGCAAGGGCAGCGTCACGAACCTGCTGACGAGAAGCGGTCGAAACGTCCAGCGAGGTCTCGGTGCGCTTCATGATCTGGGGGGCGTCGTGACCGGCAGCACGCTCCACGACCGCATCACGGGCAGCGGAGACACGAGCCTGACGCTCAACGAGGGCGTCATACTCGGCCTTGCGAGCCTCATGCTCGGTCAGCGCAGCATCCAGTTCGGCATCTTCCTCGGGCGTGATCTGGTCACGCTCGGAAAGATCGACAATGCGTGAACGCAGTTCCTCAACGGAGACTGCGAGGTCGTCAATCTTAGACATGATTCACTCTCTTTCAGAGTCCAGCCAAAACCCTGAGGGCTTGGCGTTGTGTACGGGTTCTGATCGGAACGTGACTTTCGGTCGGGGTTCCTGCTTCGGACGAGTGGAGCGAATCCGGGTCGTCTTGTTCGATTTCGGCGAGCGACGCAAGGTCGGTGCCTGCCGCAAGAATAGTCGCAATCTCTCCACGGATTTCTGCATCCTCCAACGCAGAGAGAACTGCACGACTGCGAACACCAACCGAAGTCTGTTCATAGGCAGGGAACACGACCGGCCCAACCTCATACAACTCCACTTCACGGATGGTGCGCTCCTCCATTCCGTCATTGCGTGATCGTTCCCACGACTCATCCAGAATGCGGAAACGGAACGACATGCCGGTGATGCCACCGTCACGGATCGCATCACGGACAGGTTGCACCAGCCAGTTGTCGGACAGACGTGCCTTGACCCGAAGCCCATGATCGTCCTCGGAGATGTTCGTGATTCGTCCGAGTGGGATCGATCCGATGAGGGGATGTGAGCCGTGGTCGAACTGCAAGATCGGCATCCTCATTCCCAGTGTGCGCTTGAACGCACCGGGGGCGATCCGCTCACGGTACACACCGACAGCATCTTCAATGTCAGTCCACTGGTCGAACACGGCACCGTAGCCGTCCAACGTCAAACCATCTGCGGACTTCTCAACACGGAACTCCAAATGGCGAACCAGATTGTCAGTGTCACGCTTCTCCATTGTTGCCGTCATCTCACTGTCTCTTTCATTTTGGATCTGTTCGGCTTTTCTGGCGAACCATTCACGGGCAGGTTCAGGGTTCAAAGGGTCAATACCCCAAAGATAGTGTGCCACAGCACCGGGACCGGGAAACCCATCATCATCCGGATCGCTGTTCGACGTGGCATCCAAATCGGGTTCGTGTCGGGCACCCCACGCATTGGCACGAATCACTTTGTCCTCGGAGATCACCCCGTCAGCTATTTGGCGTGCCTCACGAATCGTTTTGTCGGTCAGTCCATCACCACCGAAACCTTCGCCACGCAACTCCAAACCACGGGCAGCAGCGTTCATGATGTATTCGGGAGGATCAGTATCAACCTGACGTGACGTTTCATCTTCGGCACGCATGTATGACGACTCCCACCGATTGCAGTAATGATCGCCACGCACATACTCGTCCCACAGATGACAAAACGCCTTGTCGCCTTGCACATCTGATTCGTCATAATGAACACAGTTCCCACATGCACGACCTTCAGGAACATCATCAGACAACGCTGGACGATAGTTGTCAGGCAAATCACGCACACTGCGCTCGCCACCGGGTTCCACATCCTCAGCAATCGACAAGGCAACCATCTGATCGATCGCTTCCTGTTTCGTCTGATGACAACCCATCACGTCACCGTCATCTTTCACCGTCGCCCAACCCGAACACTCAGGGTTGTCGGACTCAATGAAGTACGGCATCAGGCTTCACCGTTCGTGACCGGTTCGGTCGCCGGGGGCTGCAACTGGACAGACAGGTTGCCGGAGTGAACGAGCAGCGACATGTCACCGGTCGTCACCGCATCGATCACCGACTGTGGATCGAAACCGCCATCGACCAAAGTTCGCATCGTGGACGCATCACGTCCACGGATCTCAGCCTCATCCAACACGTCCTCTTGCAAAAACGACACGTCCCGATCGTCATACCAAAGTCGGGACACCGGATCCGGCGAAGCAAGAATCGTTGACAGTGCGTTGGCAGCGTTGCGCCACAACGGACGGATCGTGCCGTCAGCGAACCGGCGACGGGCAGCGGTGTAGTTCCCGGCGTTCAACGCAGAACCGGCAAGCCCTTCCGAGATTCCAAGATATGAAGCAGGCACACCGGCAGCAGCAGCAATCCGAGTCTCACCGGCACCCTGCACATTTTTGATGTTCAACTGGTCAAAGTTCGCACCGACCACCTTCACATCTGCACCGCCACCCAGATACAACGTCTTGAACGCCTTATCGACACCCTTGTGTGACGCATCCATCCTCTGCACGAAAGTTTCAAACGCCTCTTTCGTGATTGACGGGTCAAACGAAACCACCATGTTCGGAGTAGCAGAGTTCCGCATGAACGAATGTTTGTAAGTTGAGAACTCGTCATCTGCAACAGCGTCCGACAGAACCGTTGACAGCCAAGTGCGACCACGGAACGGATGCATCGGATCCGGCAACGGTTTGAAATGGCAAACCTCGTCAGGCAGAAACATCGCCAACTCCTGCTGGCCATCATCCAAAACTGCGTAGCCGACAAGTTCCTGACCATAAGGCAACCCGGTCGTGTCATCATTCACCGCACCCGTCAACACCATCACACGGGCAGGATCCAAACGCACCAACTCGTCGCCAACACCACGACCACGACGCCTCACCCAATAAGAGTTCCCAAACAGATCCGCATCGACCAACATGCGAGCCAACAGATCACCAGTCGTGCCACCAACCCACGGAGACTCCAACACCGACAACTCGGTGTTTCCAAAAAAACCTTGCGGTCGTCCGTTCTGGAAACGCTGCCACTGGAACCGCACCTCAGAGAACACCAACATGCGAGCGTGAATCGCAGCAGCCACAATCGGATTTTTCTGACCTTGCAACGCAGTCAACTCGGCAGGCGACACCACCGGAGACACATACCGTTGACCGCCAAACGAGAACTGTTCAAACAAACGCAGATAGTCGTTCCAAGACAACCCGACTGACCGAGCCTCAGATCTACCGAACAGATTTCCCAAAGCCATCAGTCACGCTCCAACGACACACCGAACAGCACCGCACCAACACCAGCCACAATCAACCCTGCGGACACAGACGCAATACCGGCACCTATGGAAGTTGACACTACACCGAACGCCTGCAACAAAATCGCTACCCGAACTTTGGACACCACTCACTCCTAACCGAACGACGCCCACAACTCGGCAGGTGCGCCACTCTCAGGTTTGCTATTCGCCCGATGATAGGCGATGCACAACGCAACCGCAGCGTCAATCTTCCCTCGGCTCTTACCCTTCGACAACGTGAACCCGGTCTCATTCATCTTCGGGATCGCATTCAACACATGAGCCGTGAACGCAGCATCAGCATCATGCGACAACTCGCCACGCTTGATCGCTTCAAACGTGGCACCAACAGCCGGAGTCATCCGCTGCAACGACTGGGGGATCTCCACCAGAGGGTAACCCTCATCCAACAACATCTGAGCAGGCAAATCGAAAAACCGTGGGTCGAACGACACTTCACGCACGTCGAACCGGGCACCTAGATCACGAACCGTCTGCATCACATCAGAAACATCCAACCTGCCGTCCTCAGTCGGATTCCAAATCTTCGATTGTGCGTGCCAACGACCATCGTGACGTTGCTGCACCCACACCACCGCAGTTGAGTCATGCTTCAACGCAACGTCAACACCAACCCACGTCGGCTCACCATCGATCATCTCATACGGATCCTCCAACTCATCCCACACCCGTTTCCCGTCATCACCCAACCAGCATTCCGTCCCCTCATGCCACTGACCCAAACGGAAGATCCGGAAATGCGACTCGGGTGACATCGCCACCGCAGTCTCCAACGCACCACGATTCATGAACCCCTCACCCAGAGCAGGGTTCGCCTTCAACCACTGGTCCTCGTCAGTCACACTGCAACCCTCATCGGCAGCGAACTCGGTGAACCGGAACCCCGGAGGCAACGCACCATGACGGACACGTTCACGCATATGCCACAACGCATTGTTTTTCTCAAAGCCCGGAGTGCCGATCCCAACCACCAGCGAACGGGGACGCTTACCCGAAGCCAACAACATTGAATCCCACGACGTGATCGGCATGAACCCGATCTCATCCACGATGCCCAACGACGGATCCAAACCCTGCAACCCATCAGGATCGTTCGACTTAGGAAACATCTCACCATGATTCAACGGGGTGACAATCTTTTGACCGCCGATCGCCGAATACACGAAACATCGTGATGACAACTCCCAGTTCTCACGCAGCATCGCCAACGCAACCCCATACACCGAAGTCACCGCCTGCTGCACCGTCGTCGCCACCACCGGGATCTGCGGAGCACCACCCTCATCCGGATCGAACAAACCCCACAAGCCGAGCGCAGCCAGAAACGTGGACTTGCCATTGCCACGACCAACCGACATGACCGC